TTTCGCGTGCATCGCCGGAACATGATGCGGCTGGCATTGACAAACTAGCTAATAACTAGGCTTGGCTTGGTCTGGCCAATTACATCAAGCCAGAAGGTAACACAATGGCAGGCATATTTGACACAGGTAGAAAAGCATGATCCCGGGCAAGGCAAGATTTGGACGGTCGCCACTGTGCAACACAAGCTATGCGAGGACCGTTGGAGTGCGTCTGATCAATGAGCGGTACGGCAAGGTTCGCGAGAAGGTTCTCAACAACCTCTACCGCAAGCAGGGCTACCTGAGCGAGGCGGATCGGCTGGAGCTGAATCAGCTTAGAGTGTCGCTCGGCGGACCGGGTTATCACCGCATCGGCCCTCCGGGACACAACACAACGATTTGACACTCTGTCTTAAATGGTGTTGGACACATCTGTCGGCCCCCAGTGGGCCTTGTTAGTTGCTAGGGTTTCTTTTTGCCTATATGGTGGAGCAAAGGAGACGCACTATGACTGAAAGAGCCGCAACAGAAACAAAGCCGACCAAACGCGGGATTACTCGTGTTTCGTGGCTAACGCTGACTGAAGCAGACACATGTGAGGCTTACGTGCCAGAGTTTGAGGAGGGCGCAATTGGCTGCATTCAGGTCACCGGCACATTCGGCGGCGCAACCGTTGTGCTGCAGGCGTCGAATGACAACACAAACTGGGTCACGGTCAAAGACCTTGCGGGCGTTGACATATCCCTCACGGCAACCGGCCTGGCTGATTTCACCACTGCTGCATTGTATCTCAGGTGTTCTGCTTCTGGTGGTACAGGTCAGGACGTTGATTGCATCATGGTGCTTCGTGGAAGTCTTAACTGATGAGCGGGATTTCTGCTATGCGACGGCGCAGGCGACGGGGCGGGGTATCAAGTCTCGCCCAACGCCTGTTAAATACCGGCATGGTCATGCAAATGCTTGACTATACAGACGCTGCAAATCTGTTTCAGTTGTCGGGTGGTACGGTTGCAGTCACGAGTGTTGATGATCCTGTCGGGTATATCGCTGATCTGTCAGGTAATGACAGGCATGAAATTCAGGCTACTGCGATACAAAGACCGTTGTGGAAAGGTGGGTTTGTTAAATTCGCTGGAACTGACGGGGCCGATGGGCGATGGATGGGCGTTGCGACTGCGAATAGCATAACGCTTCCACAAGTTCATTGTATCTCCGTTTCATTCGCTGCCGGAAGTCCGGGGGTTGGTAGAAATTCTGCGCTGTTTTCCTACGTTACCGGAGTAAACATTCGGAACGGATCAGCGCCTGCTGAACTTAATATTTATAATGGCGCAGGAACAGGCAGAATTAGAACAAGATACCCATCTATAGACACGTTTTCCGATGATCCAGTTGTTAGTCTAATCAATCATCAGGCTATAACACAGGTCCGTGAAAGCGGGACAAGTGTAAAGTTGTATGTAAATGGCTCCTTAGCAGCCACCATAACAACCACATCGGCAGACTTCACTACGCCCGGAGCTTTTCGTACCGGCATCCACAATTCTGCACAGCAATTCTCAACCGCCGCTATGTATCGGCGGGTCATTCTTAACACTGCTGATGCGGATACTGTCGCGCTGGCCGACGCATGGGTTAATGAGGCGCTATAATGACCACTCTTAACGCCTCGCACTTCACGTCAATTCAGGACGCGCTTGATGCGGTGCATCAGATGACACAACCGGGACCGGCACGATTGATGTGACTGGAGTGTGCGGTTCAGGCAATAACGTGGTTGTCGGCGCGTCTTTTGTGGCTTGATGGATAGTACAACATGACCGCATTCGCCCCCGTCGCCAGCAGGCCAGTCGCATCCGGCCCACTGCCCGACGATGGCATTACCGGCGTTGTTGCCGTCACAGAGGCCGATGATGTCGTATCGTCAGCAGCAGCCGTCGAGGCTACCGCCACCGTCGCCGTAACGGAAGCAGACGACACCACATCGTCAGCGGTGGCCGTTGATGTATCTGCCGTTGCCGACATCACCGAGGCCGATGATACCGCCTCCAGCGCAGTTGCCGTTGATGTCGAGGCAACCGTCGACGTTACCGAGGCCGATGACACCGCTTCAGGAGCCGTCACGGTTGATATCACGGCCACGGTTGCAGTCACTGAAGACGATGACACCACCCAAAGCACGCTCAATGTCGTCTACCACCCCGGCGCCGGGTCGAAGGGCGCAATTACCTACCAGGAATGGAAGCTTCGGGACCGAGACCGCAAGCGTGAGGAAGCCCGCGTTGCGCGTGAGCGTGCCGGTGATGATCTGGCCGCCCGCATGGCGAAGGCTGGTGCCATCAATGCGGCGGCGATCGAGGATGAAGAAGTCTATCTCCTGCTTTTGACCGGTTGAAAGGAAGCCCACTATGGCCCGAAGAACCCCCGACTACGCATACAACACCACGAACGGGTGACAGAGGTTGCCGCTGCGGACCCCGGCGCGCCCTTCATGGAACTTTATGTCGTGACGACCGGCACGCTGGTCACGTTCAACGAGGATGGTTCCACGACTGACTGGGGCTCGCCAGCCGCCGGAGCCAGGATACCCGGCCCGCATTGGGGTGTGGATGACGGGTCATCTGCCGTTGTCAATGGCTGGAGAAACGAGGGCTGATCACGTCTTTCGTGCGCGCGGATCAAGATTCAGGAGGCGACATGAACGGCAACATCACATTTGAATTTGCGGTTTGGTTCGTAACCGCCGTGGCCGCCATTGTGGCGGTTATCGCCTGGGCGTGGATCTACATCCGCAAGTGCATAGATGATGTGCAGACCCATGCCAACGAGCGGATACAGAAAGCCGAAGACGCCGCCCTGGAGCGCGAAAAGCTTCTTCACGCCCGCATGAGCGCGAACAAGGACGAAATCAACGCATTCCGGCTGCAGGTGATGAAGGATTACGCCTCAGTCGGCCATCTGGAGAAGGTGGAGGACCGGCTTGTCGGAGCCATCGATCGATTAACCGATGAGGTCAAGAACTGGCACAAGTACCTGCCCAAATACATGAGCCAGCAGGACACCAAGAGTTGACACAACCCCGCCACCGAGCGGGGTTTTTTAATGGGAGACGCCATGTTTACGGACGAGCGGCCGGAAGAGGAAGAAGTAGCCCGACTGGAGCGCGAGATCATGCTCGGGCAAGCCATGATGATGGCGCTCTCCACGCCGGACTCCGCGCTCAACAAGATCCTTGAACTTGCGAGGGATGACGCGGTGGAAGCCGGCGGCAACCTGTTGCTGGCCGATCTCACGACACCTGCAGGCGTTGCGCAGGCCATCGCATGGCAGGCCCGCTACGCGCGGTTCAGGCAACTCATTGTGTGGATTTACCAAGCCGGCGGCGATGCAGACATCGCTGCTGAAGAACTCACCGAAATCATCGCGACCGATGAAGACGCCAAACTAAGGGAACAGCTAGATGGTAGACGAGAACCAGACTTCCGGGATTGAAGCCGAAAATGGAGCCGATGCTTCCGAAACCGCGCTCGACCCGCAGGAAATTGCAAACGAACAAGGCGCTGAACTCGCCAATGATGACGACGCAGGCCAGGCCGAACCCGCAAGCAAGAAGAGCAAGCCTGCCCGCGATCCGGACAAGGAGCCTGACGAGCGTCAGCACGCCGAAAGGCCCGATGACAAGCGCGCCGCCATCGCCAAGAAGTGGAAGCGCGAGGGCAGTACCGAATTCACCGACGCCAACGATCCCCAAAACGTCTATGGCGCGCCTGCGAACGCGGCATCAGATGATGGCGAAGGCGCGATTGTCGAAGGCGGTATCGATGATGGCAAGAGCGACAAGGATGCCCAGGCAGCGCCGGCCAAGCCGGCGCAAGAGGTAAGGCACCAGATCACGATCAATGGTGTCAAAACCGAAGTTACAACGGAAGAGTTGATCCAGCGCGCACAGAAGAACGGTGCCGCGGACATGACCCTTCAGGAAGCGCGTGCCGTATTGGCGCGCGTAGAGGAATTGGAGGCCAACGCCTCCAAGAAGAAGCACGATGGACCTGATGCTACCGCATCTCCTACCTCGCCGGATTCCGAAGCAGACGATGCTGACGATGACGGTCTGGCGGAGATCGGCGAGACCCTTCAGGTTGGCGACAAGAAAGAGATCGTAGATGCTCTGAAACGGTTTGAGGGACGGGTGCGTAATTCCGCCGGTCAGCCCCTCGATAAAGCCGAGATCGTCAATACCATTCGTGAAACTGAAGACCGGCGCGCCGTTGATGTGGCGCTCAAGGATTTCGCTACTGCCAATCCTGACCTCAAGACAGACAACCCCGAACAGCAACGCATGTTCCAGACCTCGGTTCAGATCGAGATGGAAAATGACATCGTGCAAGCCGCCAAGACTGCCGGCCAGGACGATGTATCTGTTCGCCAACTGCTGGCCAATGCTGATCCTGCCCGGATCAGGGCTGTTCACAAGCAGATGCGCATAGATGGTCTGGCACCTCGCACACATGGCGATCTGCTGGCATCTGCATATGGTCGCATTTCCGGGAAGTCCGTCGAACAGAAGCAGAATGGTGGCGTGAAAGTCTCTGAAGCCCGCCAGCAACGAGCCGAACAAGCGCAGCCACAACCGGCAGCACGGACCCACGCCCAGCCAGCCGCCCCTGCAAAGAAATCACCTTCATCGGTGATCCAGCAGATGCGCAAGGCCCGTGGCCAAACCACCGCTGCTTAACACCCCAACACACAAATCTTAGGAGAAAGTCCCATGACTGGACAACTTTGGTCTGTGCCGGCTGAAGGTGGCTATCTGTATTCCGACGAACTCAGCGATACGCTGCGCATGGAAGTACAGCCGCTCACCAAGTTCCGGCAATTTGCAGACGCCGAAGACGGCACCGAAAAAGGTGTTGGCGCTGGCGAATCGTATTCCTGGAACGTCTACGAGAACCTGGCCGACACTGACGACGAACTGGCCGAAAACGAGCCGATGCACGAGGATGGTTTCAGGATCGTCCAGCGCTCGCTGACCGTGACTGAGTACGGTAAATCGGTTCCGTTCACCGGCAAGGTGAAGACGCTCGGCAAGCATGATGTGGTCGGCGTTATCGACAAGGCGCTCAAGCATCGTGCCCGCAAGACGTTCGATGCCCTGACGTTCGAGCAGTTCAACGCCACGGCGATCCGCGTGGCCCCAGCCAGTGGTACGTCAACCACGGCGATCACCAAGACCACCAACGGCTCAACCGCGACAACCAACAACGTTGCGCTGGGCAAGGATCACATCAAGGCGATCTCGGACGACATGAAGGAGTCCGATGTCCCGCCTTACATGGACGATTGCTACTTCTCGATTGCCCATCCTTCCACCTACCGGAACATGAAGAACAACCTGGAAGGGGTTTATCAGTACACAGAATCCGGACTGATGCACATCATGAACGGTGAAGTCGGCAAGTACGAGGACATGCGCTTTGTGGAACAGAACTATGTTCCGAAAGGCGGTGCCATCGACTCCACGACCTTCAATGCGCGCACTGCGACGGCTGATGCCTGGAACAACGGCAAGTCGTCCTGGGCGTTCTTCTTCGGTGCCGATACCGTCACCGAGGCCATCGTGATCCCCGAGGAAATCCGTGCCCGCATCGCCGGCGACTATGGCCGCGCCAAGGGCATCGCCTACTACTATCTCGGTGGTTTCGGCCTGATGCACCCTGACGAGCGTCACGCCCGCATCTGGAAATGGGATAGCGCGGCATAACCGAACGCTGACATGGGCGGGCCGCTTGTGGCCCGCCCTTTCAATTCTGAGAAAGGAAGTTGTCATGTACGACAATCCCATCAACCGGGAAAAGTACACGTTTCCGCCGCTCGATTTTGGTGCCGGAGCCGATACTTATGCCATCACCGGCCCGAAGGGTAAGAAGGGCCGGCTGATCGACTATGGTGTTGAACACATCACGGAGCAGTTCACCGACGACACGCTCGAAGCCACTCTCGCCGTGGGCAACGGTTCCGATGCCGATGCCTATGGTGAAGAGTTCCAGCTTGGTACTGCCGATGTGAACTCCGGCAGCAAGTCGGTTCGCACCACATACAAGCCGACCGATGCCGGCTATGCGGCATTGATGCTGGCGGCAGGACAAGCCATCCCTGCCGATGGCGTCGTGATGCTGACCGCGACATCGCCTACCGGTGGCACTCCTGCCGGTATTGCAACCCCGTTCATGATCATTGACTGGGACAACTAAGCCGGGGACCTGACACGCCCCACATGAAGGAGGCTCGCAATGTATGGCGACCGCCGTGAACTGACCAGAAATCGCGACACCGAAGGTTCGGGTAAATCCAGCCGGGACATCGCGAAGGATGGTTTCGACAGGCTCGATCAGGTCAAGCCGCATCGTTCCGAACGGGACGGGCTGACTGAGCGCGACCACCCGAACTACCGCTACTGATCAGCGGTGGATCAAATCTCAAAGGAGCTTTTCTGATGAAAGGCAATCCCAAATCGCCGTCACACAATCACGGCGTCCAGAAGGAGGGCAAATTCAACACGCCCTTCGGCAAGGATGACAGTGATTATACCGGCTCAGCTGCAAAGGAACGCAGCACTCCCATGGGTGGCGGCGTGAATAACGTCGACCACTCTCTCTCCAACACGTCGAAAAAGTAGAAGCCTGCTTTGAGCTACGCTGAAGAATAGGCCCGCACCCTTGAATGGGTGTGGGTCTTTTTCAATGAGGACACAATGAACACACTGAACCGACAGAAACTGTTTGGCGAAATCATCCCGCCCTACCAGGACGCCTTCTACCAGCAGGACGGATGCCTGTATGACGTGAACGGTGACTTCCTGAAGTTCGACATGGGCACCGCACAGGGCGTTGAACTGGCATCCAGGCGCAGCAAGAGCGGCGTCCCTGTCACGAAACCCCAGCCCGATGCGCCCAAGCCCGCACCCGAAAACCCGGTTGCTGAAGCCAAGCCCGTCATGGAGGCGAAGGACGGCACTATCGACCCGGCTACTATCCCTGACGAGTCCGACGACACCATCAGCGACGAGGGCGAAGTTGCTGCCAATGACGCGGATGCCCCTGAAGTCACTGCCGCCCCGGTCAGTGACGGCATACTTGCGCTCAGGGGATACCTTGCCGGTGATATTCGGATGCAGTGGCACAAGGCAGCGGCACTGGCTGAAACCGAGTTTGGCGACAAGCCGAAGAACAAGGTCGCCCTGGCCTCGCAGCTTGGCGTGGAACTGGCCTGATGACCAGCTATACGGTGCTGGCCGGGCTCAAGACGGTTGACGGCTCGATCAGGAATTGGGTCAACGACTCCACGGTCCCGGCCGCATCGGTCATCACGAAAGCACAGGCGTTCATCTACCAGCACCTGCGCACGCGCGAGATGAAGCATATCAAGACCGGCACTATTGCCTCCGGCGACACAACCCTGTCCATGGCAGACGAGGGCCTGATGGAGCCGATATCGTTGCGCCGTACCGGCAGCAATGGCGGTCCCATTGATCTGCTGGACTCCCAGCACTTCGAGAGCAGGATATATGTCGACGACACCAGCACGCTCGAGGTCGCTGCACCAAGCTCCTACATGATCGTCGGGGATACACTGTATTTCAATTACAAGGCCGACCAGGCCTATCCATACCGCTTCGTGTTCATGCGGCACCTGCCGGCACTGGTGGAGACGACCAACGAAACCAATTTCCTGACCGATCGATACCCGAACATGCTGGAGGCGGCGTGTTTGTACTGGGCGTATGCGTTCAAGAAGGACAAGGCGGAGCGCGACCACTGGCTCAACGTCGCCATGGAAGCCATCGACAAGGCCAACGACGAGAACGGGCTCCTGCAGGGCTCGGAACGTCACGAGAAGTATTGGGAGCAGTGAGATGGCAGATACCCTTACCACGTCCCTTGAAATCACCGTCCAGACCATCGGCGGCAACAACAACACCTGGGGCGGCATTCTCAACGACAACATGACCGCTATCGATGCCGCCATCGGCGGTGTGCTGGCGCTGACCGTCACCGGGGCCAACGTGACGCTGACCGAGGCGCAGAACCGCAACCCCATAATCCACTGCACAGGGGAGATGACTGCCGCCCGCTCAATCATCGTGAAAACCCAGACCAAGCGGTTCTGGATCCGCAATGACTGTACCGGCGGCTTTGATCTCACAGTCAAGACATCGGCAGGAACCGGTATAGTCGTCCCCACAGGGGAAAAGCGGCTGGTCTATTGCGACGGCACCAATGTCGAGGAACTGACCGGCTCGCTGGCGGCTCTGTCTGCCCTGACATCGGCCTATGTAGGCGCCGGAGCCATTGTCACCGCAGGGGTGGCCGATGCCGCCATTACGCTGGCCAAGCTGGCTGCGGAGGTTGTGGCGGGTCTCGGCAATACCGGCGACATCAAGATGACGGTGCTTGCCACGGCACCCACCGGCTGGGTGTTCTGCAATGGCGGCACTATTGGTAACGCTGCATCGAGCGCGACATTGCGCGCGAATGCCGATGCAGCCGATCTGTTCACGGCACTATGGGACGGGTCTGACAACGCCGAGTTGCCGATACAGGACAGCGCCGGATCAGCCACGACGCGCGGTGCGTCTGCGGCAGCAGACTTTTCAGCCAACAAGCGCATGCCAGTGCCTAGCTTCAGGGATAAAGGACCTGTTGGCGGCGATATGGGAGCAGGGGCGGCGGGGCTCATTGACAACACCTTGACTGGCCTGGACACAAGCACGCTGTTCGCCACGGGCGGGTCCGATGGCGTCATCCTGACCTCTGCTCAATTGGCTGCGCATAAACATTTGAGCGGTATTTTGCACCACACTAGCGTTGATCCTGCAGTCTATTCAACAAGCAGTGCCGACAGTCCTGGGAATGCGGCGGGGGCGCATGATAATGGGTTTACGTCTTCCAACTCAAACAGTCTTCAACCCTACACTGAAACGGTTGGCAGCGACGAAGAACACAGCAACGTGCAGCCCTCCATCGTCATCAACTTCATCGTGAAACTCTGATGGGCTATACCCCTATCGAGATCAAGCCCGGCGTGCTGAAGTCACAGTCCGAATATGCCTCGCCAGGGCGCTATATCGACATGGACAAGGTGCGTTTCGAGGAAGGCTACCCGGAGAAACTGGGCGGCTGGGAGGCGACCGGATGGCAATCCGTCACCGGCACCCCCCGCAAGGCTCATTCGTGGGGCTCGCAGTCATTCAACCAGTTCGTTGCGGTCGCCTCGGAATGCCTGTTCCAGGTGTACGACAATGACGGCGACAGCCTGAGTGATGTTACCCCGACACGCGACACAGGCACGCTTGGGGCCGACCCGATCAGCACGACATCGGGGTCTGCGGTGGTCGAGATGGACCACACGTCGCACGGGCTGGAGCAATTCGATTTCATCACCTTGAGCGGGGCAACTGCGGTTGGCGGCATAACCGTGGACGGCAGTTACCAGGTCACGGAGGTGATCGATGCCGATACCTTCACCATCACGCATTCCAGTGCGGCATCTTCGACGGCAACCGGTGGCGGATCATCGGTGGATTATGAATACCTGTTGTCATGTGGAGAGGTGGACACGGTAGCAGGTGGCGGGTTCGGCGTCGGAACATTCGGTGTGGGCACATTCGGCTCCGAGCGCACCGGCGGCAACTATCTCCAGTTCGCGACCAGATGGAGCATCGACAGCTACGGTGAAGACCTGGTTGCCCAGCGCAACAGTCAGACCAAGGTGTTTTACTGGGACTCATCGGCCGGCGGGAGATTGTCGGCCCTGAGCAACTCGCCGAACGGCAACTTCGTCTTCGTGACCTCGGAGCGGATCGTGGTTTCGCTCGGCACGGACGGCAACCCCATGCGGATCAGGGGCAGTGACGACGAAGATCCGAACGACTGGACGCCATCGGTCACCAACAAGTCGTTCAATCGCGTCCTGCAATCAGGATCACGATTGATTGCGGCCAGCATCCTGGCCGAGGGCGTCAACCTCATATGGTCGGATACCTCGGTCTACGTGATGCAGTTCCAGAACAACAACGTCACCGTGTACTCGACCCGTGTGGTCGGCAAAGGGGGTGACTTCGGCCTCATCGGATCAGCGGCCTTTGCGGTTGTGGGTGGTGTCGGATTCTGGATGAGCCCGTCCGATTTCAAGATGTTTGCCGGCTCGCCGCAGCGCATGCCCAAGGTCGACGATATCCGCAAGCACGTCTTTAACGATCTCAACAAGACGCAGGCCCAGAAGATCGAGTGCCGATACGATCCGGTCAACAACGAGGTTTGGTGGCACTATCCTTCAGCAGCATCAGACGAGAACGACCGCTATGTCATGTTTTCGCTGGATGAAGGCGAGTGGGCAATCGGCACCATGGAGCGGACCTGTTTCGTGACGCAAACCGAGCAGGCCAACGCAATCATCGGCTTCAAGGTGGATGGTGTCAGCTATGAACACGAGATCGGTGTCGATGACGCCGGTATCGCGATGGCCTGGTTTCTGGAAACCGGGTATTCCGATATCGGCGATGGCAACCAGACCATGGATGTGTTTGGCTTTATTCCGGACTTTGAGCGCCGCACCGGCAGCATCGACCTGACCTTGTACTCAAAGGACAAGCCTGAAGACGCGGCGCTGACAGAGACGTTTGCCGCGGTTCTTGCTGAAAGCGAGGGCATGGAAGACATTCGCATGGCCGGGCGGCAGATCAAGTTCAGGATGGAGGGCAATGAAATCGGCAGCGATTTCAGGCTGGGCCGCATTCGGGCGGATATCCAGCCTGCCGGCGGGCGCAGATGACGGATCGTGCGTTCACGCTGCCGGAACGCCTGCCCAGCCAGTCGTTCGAGGACTGGGTTCGCGGTGCGTTAGAGGAACTGGAGCGCATATCACAGGAAGAGGGTCAACTTGCACCTCTGAGCATCGATCTCGACAACCTGGTGGATGGCGCGCTGGTCGCGTTTGACGCAACCAACGGGATGTGGACGAACACCACGATCACCATTCCCGCGACATTGCCGCCATCAAACGGGGACAAGGGGGATATCGTTGTCTCGTCAGCAGGCTTGGTCTGGACCATCGACGCAGAGTCGGTAACCTACGCCAAGATGCAGGAGATATCACAAGCCGCCCTGCTTGGAGGCAATGCGGCCGGCACGATTGCCGAAATCGTCCTTGGTACAAACCTTTCATTTTCCGGCACCACGCTGAACGCGACCGGCGGCAGCAAGATCATCAGGAACTGGGGTCCGACACAGGCGACATTCCCGGCCAGCAACTATGCCACGCTGGACCTGCGCAACACCCATCCCGTGCTGGATTTTGACACAACTACGCAGGAGACGGCCTATTTTCGCGGCATCATGCCGGACAATTACAACGGTGAAGGCATTACGGTTCAGGTCTGGTTCACTGCGACAACGGTCACGTCCGGCACTATCGGCTGGGATGTCAGCCTGGAACTGGTGACCGGGCTTGATGTGGACAGCGACAGCTTTGCGACGGCACAGATCATCACGGCGATCACGGTGAGCGGCACCAATGGCACTCTTCAGACCGCGAGCATCAATATCGCAGACGGTGCAGCCATGGACAGCCTGGTCGCAGGTAGCGCCTTCCGGCTTCGTATCCGCAGGAATGTGTCTGCCGATACGGCTGCGAATGATGCTGAACTGCACCAGGTCGAAATGAGGATACAGTGATGGCGAGGGGGCCGTTCAGTTCTGGAAACACGTTAATCTCAACCAGCCCGCCAACTTCCTATCCGATCACAATGGCATTGTGGGTTTTTCTGCCATCCGTGAAGGATTTTGCAGCCTATATATCTGAGAACGCCGGTGGTGATCGGTTCGGTTTGTTCGGTTTGTATTGCGGCACGATTGGAAACGGCGTGTCTGCAAATTCCGTTAATTTTGGGACAAACAATGGCGCGGCGACCTCTGGCGGCTCTGTTTCTACAGGTCAGTGGCATCATTTTTGTGGGGTGTGGATCGCAAACAACAGTCGTTCGGCATTCCTGGATGGCGGAAACAAGGGAACAAATACCACTACAGTTAACGCAAACATAGGCAGTTTTGACACAATCGAGGCTGGCTCTTACAGGGCGGGGCAGGCAGGAGCGAGCTATTCCAGCGCATACATTGCCGAATTGGGTGTGTGGGACGCTGCCCTGACAGATGCGGAAGTTGCCAGCCTCGGCAAGGGGTTTTCCTGCCACCTTATCCGCCCGCAAAGCCTGATCCACCACATGCCGTTGATCAGAAGTTCCATCGATCTGCGTGGCGACATCGCTGAAGCAGGCACGGTTCCTGTCGTCGACCACCCCCCCATTATCGGCGCAATAGCAGCCTGACCCTCACCATCATTGCATAGGGAGAAACGATATGAGTTTCCTCGACACGCTGTTCGGCGCGAGCGAAAACAAGTCGACCAGCACCGTCAAAATCCCCAAGTGGATGGAGCAAGCCGGTCAGTCGAATTATGACTTCGCCAAGGATATCGCGGCGAGCCCATGGCAGGGCTATGGCGGTGATCGTGTCGCCGGGCTTGGCGACCGCACCATGGGATCGTTCAATTACCTCGACAGTTTCAAGCCGTCGACCCTGACATCAGGGGTTACCGGCATCGACATGAGCCAGTTGTCCAAGTACCTCAACCCGCACACGGATGAGGTCATCAACAAGACCACCGCCGACATGGTGCGTGGCGCCCAGATGCAGGGCGAGGACCTGGACAACACGTTTCATGCCGGTGGCGCATTTGGCGACGCTCGGCAAGGGGCTTACGAAGCCGAAATCGGCAAGAACCTGAGTTCCGAGGTCGGCAAGATGTCTGCCGGACTGCGCTCAAGCGGGTTCACCGAAGCCCTGCGTGCGCTGCAGGCCGAGGCCGACATCGAAGGCCAGCAGATGAACAACGCCCTTAGCTACGTCAACGCCCAGAACGCGGCCGGCGGACAGGAGGACGCTGTAGCGCAGAAGGAGCAGGACTGGCTCTACCAGTTGTTCGCAGACGAGCAGGGCGACCCGCAGGAGAAACTGCAGATGCTGATCTCCGCGCTTTCGGGAACGCCTTATTCCAAGACGCAGACATCGACAACACCAGGGGCATCTCCTGCCGCACAGGGGATAGGTGCCGCCGCGAGTGTCGCCTCGATGTTCGTTTAAGGAGACAACCATGTACGAGCAGATCGCACAGATGTTCGACACGCCGGAGGCCCAGCAGGCCATCAAGGCCCGTTTCATGCAGATGTTGCAGTCCCCGGACGCAGGCGCGCAGAAGCAGCGCGCAATCGCAGACGCGCTGGGTGCCGCCGGACGAACCCTGTCATCAACGCCGGGCAACTTCCTGACCGGACTGTCGGCTGCAGCCGCAGATGGCTCGGATACCTATCGGGCCGGCACGCGACCGCCTGATGGCGACGACAAGGGGTTTCAGAAGATCATGGATCTGCTGGTCAATACCGGCAAGGCGTCAGACCTGGCTCAATACCGAGAAGGCCAGTTGGCCAACCGGGAGGCTGAAACCGCGCGGCGCAGTGAGGCTGACCGCCAGAGGTCAGACCTGACCGGCCAGCGCATCGATCTCCTCAAGGATCGTCTCGGTATTCTGGAAACACAAGGCAACCGAAAACTCGATCAGGGCGACCGCCGGGTTGACCAGGGGGATCGCAGGATTGATGTCACTGAGGCGCAGGGCAATCGGCGTCTCGATCAGGGTGACAGGCGCATAGATGTCACCGATCAGCAGGGCAATCGCCGTCTTGATCAGGCAGACACCCGCGAGAACAACACGGCTGCCTATCGTGACAAGACGCTGGCCATCAGCCAGCAGAATGCTGACACGGCGGCCAAGAATGCAACTCGCATCCGGCAGGGCGCAAAGGCCGATCCGCGCAAACTGGAGATCGAGGCACACAAGCACCTGCTTCAGGCGCGCAAGGAGATTTTCGCGAACATTGATGAATATGCCACACCGGAAGACAAGGCGGCGGCTGAAGAGATGTACTCCGCCTATGAACAAGAATTCCGCAAGAAGGTGGGTGCCGCAGCCCCGCAGGGCTCCGGTGATCCATTGGGGCTTTCCGGCAATGCCGGTGCCGATCCGCTGGGTATCCGGTAATGGCTGGCATCACGATACAGCAGGTTCGCGAGAAGTATCCGCAGTACCAGGACCTTTCCGACCAGCAGCTTGCAGACGGTCTGCACAAGAAGTTCTATTCCGACATGGACCGCAACGACTTCTATGGTCGCATCGGGCTTACTCCGGGGGATGCCAAGCCGGCTGATCCGGCATCACCCAAGCCCCAGACGTTCGACGCCAACGGCAAGCCTACATCAGCCCTGACGCCATCGGGCCAGCCGGAAACCCCTGATATTCGCAACCATCCCGACACCAAGGCATGGAAGATGATCGACGGCAAGGAGTATGCCCGCTGGTCGGATGGCTCCATCTGGCAGGTGCCGCGCGACGAAACCGGGGCGCTCAGCGGCGACCCTGTTCCGATTGACGACGAACGCATATCGAAGGCGCTTGGTGGGCGAGGCGGGTCCAAAGTCGGCAGACGCATCGCTGAAAATCAGAAATGGGTGGAAGGGGAGGTGGCCAAGGCAAAGGCTGCCGGAGGCGATGGTGTCAAGGATTACGGGGATTTCACCAATTCGTTTCTCCGCAGCGCCGGCTCGCAGAACATCCGGCTTGCCAAGGAGACCTTGCGGACATTCGCGGACCTGTCCGACGATGTCGATAATGTCGAGTTGATGGAAATCGGCGCGCACGACCTCGAAAAGCTTGAGAAGAAAGCCGGGTCCGGTATCGCGCCGGATCGTGTCGACAAGTTGCAGAAAATCGGCAGTTGGCAGGATTTTGTCGATTACGCGCAGACCATGGCGGGGCAGGGCGCAGGCTCCATGTTGCTGCCTGTACTGGGGGGCGTTACCGGCAGCGCCATGGGCAAGCGCGTCATGGGCAAATGGGGCGGCAAGATAGGCGCAGGCGTGGGAGCCTTCACTGCATCCAACATCCTGAATGTCGGGTCCATGCGTGAAGCGCTGGTTGAAGAAGGTATGGGGGATGACGACCGGAAATTGCGGTCGCAGCTTTCCATTGTCGGCGGTGGCGCGATGTCCATGCTGGACACGGTGGTCCCCAGCGAGATCGCCGCCAAGTTTACCGGCAACGCCAAGCGGGAACTGCAAAAGACCATAGCCAGACGCCTCATGAGCATTGTTCGCACCGGCGGCAAGGAGGCCCTTACGGAGTCCCTGCAGGAAGGGTTGCAGGAGACCATCGCCAAGACCGGCACCGGCAAGGACGTGGATCTGGTAACGCTGGCCGACAAGATGATCAACGCCGCGGCCGCCGGGTTCTTTGGCAGCATGGCGTTCTCGACTGGCGCAGAGGCCGTTGATGCCGGATACAACAGGTCCCAGTCCGGCGACATCGATCGCGCAGGCAAACAGGATGCCGAACGCAGGCGCATAGAGCGGAGCGTCAATGTTGATGCCAAGGGGGATCAGCAGCCGGTGAATAGGGTTGCCGGCAGGGCGTTGCCCGGCAGTCCGGTCGAGGTGGACAAGCGCACCGAGACCGCACGCCGCCAGCAGGCTGAAGCCATCCTTCAGGAGCAGGGGTACAGCCGCGACGAAATCACCTCGATGAGCGATGAAGAATTCGCCCACGAGGTGCAATCCGCCATGGAGGCCGGTATCGAGGCTCCAACGCGCGAACCATCCTCCGACATCATTGCCCAGACCAGGGACATGCAGGACCCTGAAAATGAACGCTCCGGCGTCTACATGCCGCGCGCCACCGTCGAGCAGGTGAAAAAGGCCGGCAAACTCAACGAGGCTACCGGAGCAGGTGTGGCGATTGAAGACTTCGACGGTCGCGGCGGTATTCTCGTTGCCGAGAGCCAGGAGGTTGCAGATATCGCAACCGAGGCAAGGGACAATGGCAGGCCCATGCAGGAGATTGTCGGTATCATCACCGGTTCGGGCACCGGAAAGCCGGCCAATGGCGACACCATCGTGCGCCAGCAGGATGAACAGGGCAATGTTTTACGTGAAACGCTGACCACATCCGGCGAGGCAAGCGGTGTGATGGAGGCGTTTCAGCGTCCCGGAACACAGGTTGTGCAGATGTCGCCGGACGAAGCCCTTGCCGACCGTGAAGGCAGGGCCGCTGCCGAACTCGCAGGGCGCAGGGACGAGCCCAAGCAGGTTGTCACCGCCGAGGACCTTGAAACGGCGGCACAGCACGTCGAGACGGCACCTACGGACGGCCAGAAGGCCGCAGGCAACTACAAGAAGTCGCATGTCAGGATGCAGGGGCTTGATATCGCCATTGAGAACCCGAAGGGGTCGATGCGCACCGGCAAGGATTCTGATGGCGAGACGTGGGAAGTCGAGATGCCTGCCCACTACGGCTACGTGAAGCGCACCACGGGTGCCGATGGCGACCAGGTGGATGTGTATATCGGGGATAATCCCGAAAGTGATGTTGTGTTCATCGTCGATCAGATGGACCTGAAGTCCGGAAAATTCGACGAACACAAGGTCATTCTGGGCGAGGACGACCAATCCAAGGCGCTTGGCCTGTATGTCTACGCCTTCAGCGACGGCAAGGGCGTGGATCGCATCGGCAACGTAACCCGCATGTCGATGGATGAATTCAAGACCTGGCTCAAGGGCGACACCACAAAGGAGGCCGGCAATGCTGAAGGCACTGAAGCACCCGCAGCTGATGGCGATGTGGGAGGTTCGCAAGGCGATCAAGGTGGCAATACAGCAGGCGCAGAGCGCGGACCAGCGGATCGGGTTCCAGTACGCACAACAGGCGGTGGAGATGGAGTTGTTGTACGTGGGGACGGTGATGAAGGGGGAACAGACGGTGGAAGAGGCGCAACGTCTCAACCAGACGCTGCACTAGATGGGGGAAAGCGCGCGCCAGACGAGCCGTCGCAGCTTCAGTCGCTGGATGACGATGCCCTGGCCGAGGAATACGACGCAGTATTTGGAGAACATGCTTCGACCAATATGGGTGTTCCTGACAGACAGGGAGCCATCAAGGCCCTTGTTGAACACAGGTACAAAGAACACCTGAAATCCGGCAAGTCACTGGCAATCGACAAGGTTGCCAAGGCCATTGGCACAAACGTCAAAACCGCTGCCGGATTGCTTCAGGAGACGGTGAAGGATGGCGGGTTGATCTACACCAGATCCGGCAAGTTTCAGCGGGTCGGCAAATCAAAGAAGCCCGTTGGCCTGATCGAAGCACTGACCCGTGCCGGGGGTATCCGGGACCATGGTGGCGAACTGGCCGCAATGGACCTGGACAAGCATTTTGGTCCGGGCGGGCGTCTTGTGCGCACCAGCGGCGGCATGACGCTGGACGAGGCGCGCGAATGGGCGGTGGAAAACGGCTATCTGCGCGACACGCCGTGGGGTGATGGCCTGGCGACATCAACGATCCGCGAACTGCTTGATGCAATCAGGGCTGACGCGAGCGGTGACAAGCAGGTCAGGGAATCCGATATTGCCGAGCAGCAGAAGCTTGACGGTCAGGCCGATCAGGACCACCTGCTTGACCGGTTCAGCACGCCTGAAGAACGCGCGGTACTGGAGGCGCACGGCGCTGATTTCATGATTGCGCTTGACGAATTCCTGACCGCAAGCGGTACAACACTGCCGAACTGGGCGGCTTTGGACATCGCGCGCGCCGCCGAACTTGTCTCGCAGGGCGAGATCATGGATAATGCCATGGAGCGCGCAGCGATCGAGGCCATCGAGAACGATGGCGATGCTGGCGTCGGGCATGAAGCCGATGACATTCCTTTTGACATAGGTGAGCGCAGTGAAAATCTCCCGACAGACCCATTTGAAAGCAGCGAAGCGGCTGGGCCAGGCCGCGAAGAAGGCCGCCAGCCCACGCGACGCGAAGAGGCTGAAGACCAAGGCGACACTGGCACGGACGCTGGCGAAGGCGGCAGGCAGAACGAGCCAGACCTGACCGTCGAGACCGACCCGACCGCCCCCGCAACCGACTCCGGTGCAGATGGCAAGCCGCAAGAGGTTATCCCCGGCACCGAGCGCGATGTTCGCGGCGCGACGCAGAACGCTGCCGATGCGCCGCTGAAACCAAAGGCCGACCAGAAACCCATGGATGGCGGCCTGTTCGGCGACAGCATGGACCAGGGCGACATGTTCAGTGCGGTGAAGGGCGCGACCGAGCCCGTCGACAAGCCCGGCGCAACCGATCCCGACCCGCTGATAGAGGCCTTCCGGGAGCGCCTGATGGATCAGGACGGAGGCTTCAAGACCATCACCGAGGCTCGCAAATTCGCCAAGGAGCAGGGTTTCCCGGTCGAAAGCGGCACTGCCTTTGCAAAGGAACTTGAGGAAAAAATCGAACTGGCGCTGGTGCAGGTTGCCCGCGACATCATCGATATGGGCAGCAAGCGGGGGAGGGACGCCGGAATAACCTATGACCGCCTTGTGTCGCTGTACCAACGCCAGCCCAAGCTTGGGGTGCGCACTTCGAAATCAATGGCCGACCAGGCTTATTCCACACCCGTTCCGCTGGCTTATCTGGCGCAGCACCTGGCCGGCATCGGACCCGCCACGAAGGTTTACGAGCCCACGGCAGGCAACGGCGCGCTGGTAACCGCAGCAACGCCGGGCAATGTCACCGCGAACGAGATCAGCGACATCAGGGCCGGGCAACTGCGTGAGCAGGGCTTCAAGGTCACGCAGAACCTGCTGCCGGGACCGCAACCCGGTATCGTGAGGGCCAACGGTGCGGCTGATGTGGTGATCATGAACCCGCCGTTTGGCGCGGTGAAGGACGACAAGGGCCGCTCGCAGGAGTTTACCGCAGACGACCTCACCACCACAGCGATCGATCACGCCATCGCGCTCAACGCGTTGGAGGCCATGCCCGACAACGGCAGGGCGGTGATGATCGTTGGCGGAATCAACAACAAGATCAAGAACGTGACCGAGCGCGGCAACGCCTACAATGTGAAGCAGAAAAGAGAATTTTACCGCAGGCTGTATTCGCGCTACAATGTGGTCGACCATTTCACCGTGGACGGCTCGCTATACGAGCGTCAGGGTGCGGGTTGGCCGGTTGATGTGATTGTCATCGACGGTCGCGGCAAGTCAGACATGAAGCTGCCGGCGGCACAGGTCCCGCAGGAATTCTTTGACTGGCAGAACCTGAAGGAGAAGATCGGTGGACAAGCAGAAGTATCTGGACTCGCTGACGACAGCGCTCGAAAACCTTCTGAAAGCCAGCCCGAACTGGACAGCGGAGGCCCGCGAGATAGCGAAGGTGATGGAAGACGAGGGGATGCTGTTGAGCAGCCCGCAGATGGATCAGCCTCAGAACTTCGCCTCGACCGTCCTGGAAGAAAACCCGCTGATCTACGAAAACTCCAATCTGGACCAACTCTTAGCGACAAGATGGCCACCAGGCAGCGCGGACAGCGCGATGGAACTGATCAACCACGTCCTGATCGCGGAAATGACGTAAAGCCGCAGGTCTCCTACACCGCAGCGTCGAACCAGACATCCCTGAACACCCTGATCCCGTCCAACATGCAGTCAGCCGCCGCCAAGGCGCTGATGGCCGTGGAAGGCGCACACGGCAGCGTCGATGCGTTTGTGGCCGACCAGCTGCAATACGATCAGGGCAGCCTGAACGAGGCCTTTGGTGCGGAGCAGATCGATGCGATAGCGCTGGCCATCACCAATGCGGCGAAGGGCAAGGCCTTCATCATTGGCGACCAGACCGGCATCGGCAAGGGGCGTGTCGTGGCCGGCATGCTGCGCTGGGCCAGGCTGAACGACATGGCTCCGATATTCGTGACTGAAAAGCCGAACCTGTATGGCGACATGATCCGCGATCTCAACGATATCGGCATGCCTGAACTGCTTGGCCGCCCGGTCAACGCAGTGATGACAAACCCGTCCACCAGTGTCCCGCTCGATGACGATGCGCTGGACTGGTTCAACGAGGCCGAAGACATCAAGGAACGCAATGCCGACGCACCTGCAGGCGAGCGCGAGAAGGTGCCTTCCAGGCGCGGCAGGTTCCTGACCAGCGGTGGTCCCGCCGTACTGGACCGGCAGTTGTCCGACATAGAGGCCAATGGTCTCGGTGACGTGGACATCATCTTCACCACATATGACCAGATGAACACCATACGCGGCGGCGAAACCAACCGGCGCAGGTTCATCCAGAGCATCGCGCCACGCGCGTTTGTCGTGCTGGACGAGTCCCACAACGCCTTTGGCACCTCATCGGAAGGCTGGGGACCGGGCAAGACCAAGGAAGGGGTGCCGAAAGCCCCTGACAGGGCCACATTCGTCCGCCAGACCGTCGCGGCATCCAAGGGAACCATGTTCTCGTCTGCGACCTACGCCAAGCGGCCTGACGGAATGGACCTGTACGCGCGCACCGATCTCGGTGATGCGGTCGAAGACATCAAGAACCTGGGCCCCACCATCGCGCGAGGCGGCGTGCCGATGCAGCAGATCGTGGCGTCCATGCTGGCCGATGCGGGGCAGTACGTGCGCCGGGAGCGGTCATATGAGGGCATTTCCTATGACATGGAGACTTCTCCGGTCGATGCCGGCGCCTATGCGGAATTCGTCACATCGCTGCAAAACATAGTCCATGCCGAGGAGCAACTCAAAGACAGCGATGCCTGGGAGTCCTGGGTAGACCAGCATACCAAGGATGTCGGCGGCGGGATGGCCATGGACAGCGCCACCGGCAATGTCGGCGTGACCTCGACCAACTTCACCAGCCTGATGCACAATATCGTCAGCCAGATGCTGTTGTCCCTGAAGGCCGATGTAGCCGCTGATCGCGCCATTGCCAGCATCAAGGCCGGCGAGAAGCCCGTACTGACCGTGGGGAATACCATGGGCGCGTTCATTAACACGTATGTCCTGGAGAACGGACTGTCGCCCGGTGATGCGATTGATCTGTCATTTGCCGATGTGGTGGAGAACTATCTGGACCGGACCCGCCGGATCACAGTGAAGCTTGGTGACGAGAAACTTCACTACGTCATGCCGGAATCGGCGATGCCGGGATCTGTGCAGCGGTATTACGAGGATGCGCGCGCCGCGATCCGCAAAATCCCCCGGGTGCCGATATCGCCAATCGATCACGTCAAGCACCGGCTGGTTGAGGCAGGATACAAGGTTGGCGAAATCACGGGGCGCACCAGTTCGATAGACTACAGCGGTGGTACGCCGACATTCGAAATCCGGCCGCCACGCGAAATCAAGCCCGCCGGCCGTCGATCCACCGTGAACCAGTTCAACAGCGGCGATATCGATGTGCTGATCCTGAACCGGGCCGGGTCAACAGGATTGTCCCTGCACACGTCCGCCAAGTTCAAGGACCAGACCCCGCGGCGGATGATCATCATCCAGGCCGAAGGCAATATCGATACCCACGTACAGATGCTTGGCCGCATCAACCGGACTGGGCAGGTCAATCTGCCTGCCTACACCCAGCTTGTCGCCGACATCCCGGCAGAGGCTCGCCCGGCGGCGGTTCTGGCGAAGAAAATGGCGTCATTGTCGGCCAATACCACGGCGAGCCGGAAATCGGCCCTGTCATCCGATGCGGTCGATTTTCTTAACAAGTACGGCGACAAGGTCGTGTCCCACGTTCTGTCCGAAAACCCGCAATGGGCCATGACAATGCGGTTGGAGGGCGCGCTGGAAGAGGACTTCGCGCGCAAGGCAACCGGCAAGCTGGTCATGCTGGCCCCAGCCGAACAGCAGAAGTTCCTCGATGCGGTTCAGGAGACCTATACCGAACTTATCGAGCAGTTGGACAAGACCGGCCAGAATGATCTTGAGGCAAAGTTCGTGGATCTGAATGCGGAAACGCTGGATGCCTCCACGATGAAGGAGCCGGAAGGGCCGAGCCCGTTTGCGCAGGCCGTCAATCTGGAACGGGTGGAGATCGATGCGCAGGGCCTTGCCATGTCGCCCGACGAACTGGCCGAGGCGCTGAAGGAGGCAATGCCGGACGTGACCGGCGACACGCCGACCGGCGTGCTGGCCAGCGCCGAGCGCGGCAAGCGGGCCAGACTTTCCTCATTGCGCAACGAGTGGATAGAGAAGCACCAGGCATGGGTAACATCCGAGGTCAAGGACCGGAAGAAGGAAGACGCCAAGGCCAAGATGCGCACGGAAGGCGATCAAATTGCCAGCCGATGGAACGAGATCGTTTCAATTGCGCAACCGGGCGGTTACATTCAGTTAACCATGAAGGACGGCACCGAGATACCTGCCGTTGTTGTCGACGTATTCCGCAAGGGACGCGCCAAGAGCCCGCTCGCGCTCAGTGGCTGGCGTTTGAAGTTGGCCGTGCCGCACAATGCCCGTGACATCACCATACCGTTCTCCGCCGTCCTGACGCCCGCCAACCCAACGGCAGACCAGGACGGGATGCTCATTGAGCCGGCATCACGGCTGGACTCGCCGACCAGTGTGATAGAGGCCTTCAAGCATGCCTCGACCACCGGACGCCAGCAACGATACATGATGACGGGAAATATCGTTGCCGGGTTCGAGATGGCTCCGGGCCAGATCATGAACTTCTCCGATATCAACGGTGCTGTGCGTCAGGGCATTCTGATGCCGCAGAGTTTCAAGGAGTCGGAATTCCTTGCCGGTCAGCCGGTACGGTTCAAGACGGCGGATCAGGTCATCCAGCTCATGTCGGCAGTCGGCCAGGCTGAAGTCGCCAGCACCGACAAGATGGTGACGGTGAGCCGGTCAGGCTCGGAGTACGAGATCGAACTGCCCAAGGGCAGGGCGACTGGCGGCAGGTACTTCCTGCAAGCCAGCGTGCGCGACGCAGCGAACGATGATTTTGCCACGGTCGGCAACCGCATGCGGTGGAGAGGGTCCCGAGGTCAGGCCGCACGCATCCTTGACGCCATGATTGACCACAGCGCGGTCTTCGAGACCCGCAGCGACCAGGACAAGGCGGTGGAAATCATCGGCCAGAAGAAAGAGGCCCCGTTGTCCATGGCGAGCCGCGACGCGCAGGCCACGCCGCGCAAGTCCGGGTTTCCGGTCGACATGCCTGCCGTTGCCTTGTTGCCGGGCCTGGGGAACCTGACCAAACACGCCGAATACCAATCCGCGAAGGCGGGTGATGTCGAGGCGTCGGCGCGGCTCATCATGGATCTGCTCGATGACAGCCATGCAGATCAGGCTCGCGCGGCGTTCGGCCCGGACGTGGTGTATGCCCCGGTACTGGCAGAGGAAGCGTCGGGACACAATGAAATCCCCACCGCTACGGCAACGTGGCTGGCCGAGCGCGCAGGCGGTGCGGTGACCTATGACATGGTTCAGGCAAACAAGGCGTTTCACACAGGCGCAAGGCCAATGGAGCGACTGCTGGCAAGGCCCGTATTCGACGGTCCCGTCGAGCCTGGCCGCAAGTATGTCATCGTTGATGATGTCACCGTCATGGGTGGTACTTTGTCCGAGATGGCGAACCACATCATTGCCGGCGGCGGCGAGGTGGCAGGGGTGGTTACCCTTGTCAGCCGAAGCAGATCCGGTGTAGGGTCTGCTGCAAATGCGCAGATCAGGAAAATCGAAGGGAGGTTCGGAAATGTTGTCAGAGAAGAATTCGGCGTCGAGCCATCCGCCCTCAACGCAGACGAAGCGGCCCACATCCTCAACTACAGAGACGCTGACGCCCTCAGAGATTACGTCACTAAGGCAAAGGGCGAAAGAGAGCGGCGCCTACTACAAAAAGGCATTCAGCCGCTAACGGCGAGCCCCAGAACGCAATCATCAGAACCGACCGGAAGGTCGGTTTTTTCGTCTCGGGCCGGTTTCGGGCAGAACCCGTTCAGGTTCGCCATCCAGCCGGAACGCGCCCAGGCCATCATTGGCGAGATCGAGGACATAGCGAACCGGGTGCTTGGCCGCCACAAGAAGCGGATATCGCTGGAAACCGGGGAAATAAGTGGTGGCTATGGCCAGTACGACCCCGGCATGGAGTTGATCAGGGTTTCGCTCAACGCCAAGATGGACCCGCGATCCATCATCCGTCACGAAACCATCCATGTCCTGCGCCAGCACGGCATAATCTCCCGGCCTGAATGGATCGTGTTGTCGCGCATGGCGCAAGGCGTGTGGATGGACAAGTATGCGATCGAGGACCGCTATCGCAAGGCATACTCACAGTCCATTGATATCACCCGTGAGCAGATGGACGAGTTGCTGCTGGAAGAGGCCGTCGCCGAGGCCTTTGCCGATTACTGGCTGACCAGGGACGCTCCGACCAACCGGATAGGCCACATCTTCAGGAGGCTGCTTGAAATACTCGAACAGACAGCCAATTATCTTCATGGGCAGGGGTTCACCTCAAGCCGGCAGATACTTGAACGCATCGAGCAGGGCGGCATGGCGACGCGGGAATCCGATCCGCGCGGCAGGGGATACAGGCTGGCGGCAAAACAGCAACAGGCATCGAGGCAGGGTGGCGCGCCTGACACGAGCAACCACGCCATACTGGCCGCAAAGGAACGTCTCACCAGCAGAGATACGCTGGAAGCCAGTGCCAGGCGGTACATGGCCCGCATATCCGGTCGGGTTGGTGATGCTACACGACTGGCCCGCCGCAAGTTTCAGGACCGGTTCATCGAGGTGCAGCGGATGCAGCAATCGCTGGCCGGACCCGAAGGCGTGGACGAGTTTCAGGATGTGTACCTGGCGGAATCCCTCTACCCCGGCAAGACGGGCCACCGCAACGAGGCGCTGAACGACGATTTCATTGAACCGCTGGTCAGGAAGATCGTGTCGCACAACCTCGACCTTGAGTCGGTCGACGAGTTCCTGTATGCGCGTCATGCGCCGGAACGAAACCGCGTCATCGCCGAACGCAATCCGAACCTGCCGGAAGCCGGTTCCGGCATCACTGACAAAGAGGCCGATGAGATCATTGAAGAGTACAAGGCCAAGGGGAAACTCGACGCACTGGAGGACATCGCAAAGGATGTCGACGAGATACTGGCCAATACACGCCGCGATCTGCTGCGTGACGGGCTGATCTCGCAGGAAATGCACGACGCCTGGCGCGTCATGTACCAGCATTACGTGCCTCTGCGGGGATGGGAGGCCGATGAACACAAGCTGAAGACGGCAGACAGGCCCCAGATCGGGCGCAAGTTCGATATCCGGGGCAAAGAGGCCCAGCACGCCTACGGACGCACCACGCAGGCCGACAGCCCGCTCTCCTACGTTCTGATGCAGGCCCAGCAGGCCATCATTCGCGGCGAGAAGAACCGGGTGCTGAAGACGTTTCTCCGCCTGGTGCAGCGGTTTGAGGACCCGACCCTATGGGAAATCAACCGCAGGACGGCCCAGAAGTACAAGGTCGACAATCCCGCAGCCCGGTTTGATCCGGACGCCCCGCCATGGCTGGTCCGTGAGCGCTGGGTGGTCGAACGCGAGGCCGACGATGTCGTGTCCGTCAAGATTGGCGGCGAGCCCACCTACATCAAGGTGCATGATCCACTGATAGCCAAGGCGATGAAGGGGCTGGACGAGGTGGCGCTGACTTCCGTTATCAAGCTGCTGCACGGCGTCAATCGCTATCTCTCCTACATGAACACTGCGCTCAATCCGCCGTTCACGATCTCCAACTTCCTCCGGGACTTCCAGACGGCCCAGATCAATCTGAGCCAGACCGAGATCAAGGGCATCCACAAGAACGTGACCCGTGACATCATCAAGGCCGGTCGGGGTGTATGGGGCGGTCTCAACAACAGGAAGAACACCGACTGGGAGAAATACTATCACGAGTTCAAGGCGGCCGGCGGCAAGATTGGCTGGCTGAGCCTGTACGATGTCGATCAGCACAAGCGTGAATTGGGCAGCGCCATCAAGCGCCTCAACGGCGGCAAGACCGAGGCGGTCCTGGAAGTGGGCCGCGTGATCAAGAAATCGATTGAGAATGCCAACATGACGGTCGAGAACGCGGTACGCCTCTCCACCTATGTGAATGCCCGCAAGGCAGGCGTGAGCAGGGCAAAGGCGGCCAGCCTGGCGCGCGAACTGACGGTGAACTTCAATCGCCGCGGGGAATGGGGCGCCACAGCCAATGCGCTGTATCTGTTCTACAACGCCGGCATTCAGGGCTCGGTGCGCATGCTGCAGGCCATGAAGCACCCCAAGGTGCAGAAGATCGTTCTTGCCATTGCGGCGTCCAGCTTCATGCTCGACCTCTACAATCGCATGGTTGGCGGCGATGACGACGACGATGCCAACAACTATGACAAGATCCCGTTCTGGATCAAGGAGCGCAATCTCATCTTCATGTACCCGGACGGGTCAGGCAATTACTCGATGATACCGTTGCCGTGGGGTTACAATCTGTTCCATGTCATCGGGCAGCAGACTGCCGCCGCGACGTTTGGGCCAGAAGACCCCGTGCAGTCGGCGCTGAATGTCGGCAAGACCGTTATCAACGCCTTCAACCCGCTTGGCGGTTCCGACGACCCGACCCGGATGGTGATGCCGACGATACTTGACCCGGTTGTGGACATCTATGCAAACCGCGATTGGCTCGGTCGCTCGATCATGCCTGAAAACAGATATGGTCAGGAGAAGCCGGACTCGCAACGCTACTGGAACAGCGTGAGCGTGATGTCGAAGAGAACTGCTGCGTTTGTGAACGAAGTTACCGGCGGCAACGAGGTTCGTCCGGGCTGGGTGGATATCAGCCCTGAAACCATGGATTACTGGATAGACACCGTGTTCGGTGGTGCCGGCGCTTTCGTAGCCAGATCCAGCAATGCGTTGACCAAATGGTGGATGGGTCAACCCATGGAGACGTTTGAAGTCCCGTTTGCCCGCAAGGTGTTTGGCGGCAAATCGGAACGCCAAGACCAGCAGTTGTACTATGAGTTGAGCAATGAGGTCGAACTGGTCAAGCGCGAGCATGATCTGTTTCGGCAGCAAGGCGACACCGCAGAAGTTCGGCGGATCAGGAAGACGCCTGAATACCGCATGATACCGGCGGTGAAGAAGGCATCGAACCAGTTGCGCCAGTTGCGCAAACAGAAGCGCAAGGTTGAGGCCTCAAGCCTGAACGATGAAGTGAAGAAACGCAGGATGGAATTGATCGCCGAGCGTATGGACAAGGTGATGACGCAGGTCCGCCGCCGTTACAACAGTCTGATCAATCCGGACTAGATTTTGAAAGCCAGAAGAGGCATGGTTGGCCTCATGCGTATCAAGATATTTGATTGGCTGAAGATTCTGGTCGTTGTCGGGAGCGTCGTGTTCCTGATCGCCCTGGGCGTAACCGGCACCGATCTCGGGGTCGCCCCGCAGATGATCGAGGCCGGTTACGAGGACTGATGACAGTCCTCGGGTGTCACTTAGACTGCCTGCTTGCTATCACGGCGAGCGATGTGGCGATGTCTTCAATTGCAGTAACGAAGCGGTCAATAAACTCCCCCATCCCAATGTCAGACTGCTCCATCTCAATGTCAGACTGTTCCAAGTCTAATGTTTTTTTCGCTTCTATTCGGCGTTGCCGTTCTGCCTGGCGCGCTTCGTACTGTTCTTTGGGGGTCATGGTTGAGGCTTCCTATTTGGTTTTCACGGCTTCAATCATTGCTACTGTACCTTTGTCTTTGGCATAGGCAATGTCTTCAAGATATTTCGGGTTGAGTTCCCGCCCGCAATGCATGTCAATGGCCATGCGAAGGGACAACACGATACCCTTTAGAATTTCAGGAACTTCCAAGTCTGGCGTGTGAATGTTGCTCATCGGTCGGGCCTCACTGTTAACTGTTGACGATTGAGTCAATTTCCTTTACATACCTTGTTACAAGTTGGATTACAAGTATGAAGTTGGATTTTTCGTTTCAGAATGACAAAAAAGTTTGAACCAC